AGTATTTTTTAAAATTGTTTTGTTGACAAACATTTTATGGTATAAATAACGTAGAAAGCATGAGACTCAAAAGACTATCAGAACATATCATATATTGTGATAATTTTTTACCACAGCACAAATATGATGAGATTTATATGGACATATTAGAAAACAGAAAAAAATTTCAAATTGAAGTTTGGAACGACCCTCATAATGAAAACCCTCACCAACAATTTCTAAATCAAAACTGCGGAGGATTTGGTTTTTGGTATGGTAGAGAGGAAATAAAAGAAATGAAAATAACACCAATATTATCTTTGAAAGATTGGTTTTTTCATCAAGGTATATTTAGTTTTGCTATGCAAGAAAATATGAAAATGTTTGATCTCATGACTAGATCTATATCTTATAGCATACACAATATTTGTTATAACAATGGTGGGTATTACAATTGGCATAAAGATAGTACAGACGGAACAATATTTACATTTAATTTAGTTCTTAATAAAGGTGATACCCTATCAGGTGGCGATATGTTATTTATGGATAATGGTCAAATAATAGAATTAGAAAATAGAGATAATTGCATGGTTGTATTTCCGTCCTGGGTAGATCACAGTATATCTCCTATAAAATCAAAAGATAATAAAGACGTTCCATTTTTAGAGCAAAGATTTAGTATTCAATATTGGGTGAGGTTAAATGAGCAAAAGTAAAATAATACAGGGTAAATTTGTAAATAAATACAAAGTGCCTTTAGATCAAATAGATGATTTTAATATTAAATATGACAACTTAAAAAAATCATTACCAAGTCACGGGCCTAATTTAGCTGGAGCTATAAAAACAGAATTAGGTATTACAAATTTTTTTCAGACTATGGATTTGTATGATACCCTTGTAACTAACATACAAGATTTTATAAAAGATTGGTATGCTACAAATTTTTTTAAACAGCCAGATGCATCACAACCTGGTGATGTACCCAATCATCACATAGATATACTTAGTGTATGGGTTAATGACATGAAATCAAATGAATATAATCCGATACACCATCATAATGAAAGGGTTGGATTTTCAACTGTTTTATTTTTAAAATTACCTGGAGAACTTATTGATGACTATGAACACAAACATAAGAATAAAGATGGTAGATTATATTTTTATCACGACAACACTAATACAGAGGTAATTCCTCAAGTGGGTGATTTTTATGTTTTTAGGGCAGATCACGCTCACGGTGTGTATCCGTTTAGAGCTAAAGATCCTGAAGCTATAAGACGATCTATGTCTTTTAACTTTACATGTCAGATATTTGAAAATGCTAAATAAAAAAATTATTTTTTGTGCCACTGATAGTAGGATGGTTGATGTGTGGCCACACCCTCAACCTGCAACAAGATTTATACCAGATGAGTATAAAAAACTTCCAAGGTTTGCTAATAACAATATGCACACATCTACTTTAAAAACATGTATGCCTTTTTTAGACTCACTTACAGCAGGATATATAATACCATTTGATCAAGATTATTTAGTAGATCCTGTAGAAAATGATTTTGTAGTAACACCTGCTAATAAAGAACCAGATGATTTTGGTGTTCATCATAATAGACAATTACCAAAAGATTGGAAAGAAACTGCAGGAGAAAACGCTGGTAAGTTTATAAACAAATGGCTTATTAAAACACCGCCAGGTTATAGCAGTTTATTTATAAAACCTATGAATAGAATTGAGTCTAGGTTTGATATCATAGCAGGTATAGTTGATACAGACGTTTATGTTAATACGATACATTTTCCATTTATACTTACCAAAAGAGATGAGCAGTTTATTATAAAAAAAGGTGATCCTATGGTGCAGGTTATACCTTTTAAACGTGATTCTTGGAAAAGCTGGAGTGGCTTTTATGTAGAAAAATTACATAATAAAACTTTAAATTTACTACAATCTAAATGGATGGATAGGTACAAAAGTTTATTTTGGAACAAAAAAAGTTTCAAATGATTTTATATGCAAACGTAGATGATCAAGCATTAATAATTAATGAGGTTTTGCCTGAAGAATTATTTAAAAAAGTTTCTAATTTTAATTATAAAAGTATAGAAAACAGAACAAGAGATTTAAGTCATAAAGATTGGCAAAAATCATTACACGAAGATGATTATGGTAATAGCACTATGGCACAAGTCGATACTGTAAATTTAGCAAAATATGAAAATAAAGAATATGATTTTGTAGATCCTATTTTTAAAAAAGTTTTAGATATAGTAATAAATTGTCCATGGTTGCCATCAAAAGAAAAATCAGAATATGTATTGTCTTATTATGAGTATGACAAATATGCTGGTATAAATTGGCATGAAGACGGTATTTGGTCTCTAAATTATTCTCTGTATATTCATGAAGAATGGAATAGAGATTGGGGAGGAGAAACATTAATTGATACAGGCAGGGGTTTACCTTTATGCGCAAGCCCAGTATCTAATTCTATGGTTACAATAAAAAATAAAGTGCCTCACAAAGTATGTGCAGTTACTGGCCCGAATAAAAGAAAAGTTTTACAGTTTAGAGGTGTGTTTTACGAATAGTTAGGATCGTAATCTCGCCAATCTTTGCCTTCAGTATTAGTAGTACCGTTAGCTTCATCCTCATTAACAGCGGCTATATAATCATTTAAAGCCTCTTCAATTTGTAATTGTCTGGTCTCGCCCCAAACTAAAAGATCTGCAATAGTAGTATTACCCACAGCGTCGCTTGTTGCGTTTAAATCAGTATTACCTGTCATCATACCTGTAGAAGGATTTTTAGTTTGTATTTCATTTTGTCCTGGTAAACTATTCCAAATAACAAAATGTATCGTATCAGGTAACCAATTGTCGTCCCAATTCTTACCTTTATCAGCCCACTCAATATGAAAATCATCATCAACTTTTATTGATGATTTATTAGCAATTACAATTTGAGTAGCCATAGATATCTCCTAATGTTTAATAATATAGTTAACCACCACAAAAGGTGAAAATGAATTTGTTCCTGAAGCTGTAACAGAACCTGTTAGTGACGTAGTAATGTTACCTGTTAAAGTTCCTGATAAAGTGTGTGAGTGATTATGACCTGTACCAGATCCAGCACTACACATTGTTACTCTAGCAGGGAATAAACATGCTGGCTGGTTGAAACCACCATTTTGTCTACCTGGTGTACCACCGCCACAGAAACCTACTGAGTTAGAGAATGATCCAGTACCATCAATTTGTTGTGCATTAATTCTACAAATGTTGTGACTGTGAGATCCAATTTGAGCCTCTGTTAAAGATGTAGTATCGATCGAACCAGTTATAGATACAGTTTGGTTTGTAGCATTAGTTGCTGCCTGGTTGTTAGTTACTGATACAGTGACTGTGTTAGCGCCTCCTGTGCCAGCTAAACTGTTAGTTCCATCTTTACCTTGTGGAAACTTACCTGCAAGATCTGGAACATTGAATGTAGTTGATCCATTTCCTACACCATAAGTAGTACCAATTACAGCAAACAAATCAGCAAAGTCAGTTCTTGAAATAGCTGCACCATCACACAAAACATATCCGTCTGGTGCTGTTGCTTTAGGCCAAGGTTTAATTGTTCCTACTTCACTTCTATTTGTTATATCTTGTAAGTTAGCCATGATTAATCGTTATACTTTAGTCTCCAACCGTTGTCACTATCATAGTACACAAGTGCTAATCCAGCGCCATCAGTAGAAACTGTTAGGTCTGCTGCAGTTCCCTGAATCTTTTCACTGTTTCGACCTATTGTTAAATTTGCGGTACCGAATGTACCATGGGAATCTATAAATTTTACTTGATCACCTTGAGCAGGGCTCGAAGGTAAGTTAACTGTTACTGCTCCACCTGAAGTATCAACAAAAATGTTTTCTCCAGCTGATGATGTATATGGAGAGTCTCCGTTATCTTTATCAATCCATGCTTCACCTAGTCCTGCTAGTGTAAATATATCATACCAGTTAGTTCCATCTGAAGAAACTAATCTGTATTTACCGTTTTTAATTGTAACTGTATTTCCAGTTGCGCCTAGTCTTGCAGTGACGTCTGCACCACCAGCAATGTTATTATATAAACCGTATGTTTTCTGTACAGCAGGAAACTGCACGATATGAGTTGTAGAAATTGTTCCTGAAAAAATTATTTGATTTTGTCTAGCTTCGTTGTTTGCTTGAGATTGTGGGCCATCACCAGTAGTTAAAGTTGTAGGACCTGAGCCTGTTAACGTCTTTGCGTAAACACCGGCAATAGCAAATTCAAAAACCTGTGAGAAGTTATTATTTGTTATTGTACCCCAAGTTCCAGAATTTTCTCCTGTTGCCTGAAGTTCTATTTTCAAACTTGTCGAATAAGTTGATGCCATTTAATCTCCTAATTTAAAATTTAATGATTATTTCAAAGTTTGTCAAAACTTTTTTTATGCAGCTTTATGAACTTCTGTCCAACTTATTCCGCTGTTTGAGTCATCTACTTGTGACCAGAAGGTCCCTTGTAAATTTC